ACACCACGGCCTCCGACGCCGACGCACTCCGGCTACGGAACGAGGCAATCCGCAGCCGAAGCTGCGAACTGCTTAGGTGATAGCAGTCGGGGCAGCGACCGTAGCGGCAGAGCCGGAGACAGACGCGACCTGGTAGATTTTCCACTTCGGGCCAGTGGTGGCGACGACGAATACAGGGTCGCCAACTCGCATGCCCTTGTCGACGCCGTCCGAGAAGTAGCCGGCACCCACGATAGTGGCGTCGGCGTCGGAGGCCGTGGTGTAGTGGAATGTCCGATGGAGCGAAGCGCTCATCGGGCAGTGCTCGACAGTGAGGTTTGCAGGTACATAAGCCATGGTTCAGACCTCCTTATGCCGTGGCCGCGAAGGCAGAGCCGTCGTGACGGATCTTGACAACGCCTGCGTTCTGGAGAAGGGCCGAGCCCATGAAGAGCGTCGTACGTGCCCAGGAGTAGTCGTCTTCCTCGTCGTAGCCGACCTTTGCCACCATCTCGTTGGTATTGGCCGCATGACCAATGGCGTTGCGGTGATAGGCGAAGCAGACTTCCGAAGACGTGCCCTTGTTGGGCAGGTTGCCGTTGACGATCACGTTGAAACCGCAGAAGCGCGTGTAACGGCGCATCGGGCCAACGAGCGGCTGGACATCGACGTAATCACGGCTCGACCATTCAGGGGCCTGAATGATGTACGAGTAGAAACCCGGCGTGATCACGAAGAAGAGGTTGCTAATGTCCTCGGTATCGATGTCATTGTTGCCGAGGAGCGCCAGCGCATAGGCGAAGGTCGAAACCGACGCTGGCAACGCTGTCGTTCCAGCAAACTGTGTCGCGGTTGCCAGGCAGGTGATGATATCGCTGTCGATCTTCCGATTCATCACCTTCATGGTGGTGTCCTGCATGATCCGCTTACCGTCGCCTTGGGAGGCGAAGATATTGAAGCCCGTCTTCTTGGGCTTGTCGTGCCACTCAACCAGCGTTGCCGTGGAGGTGGTGAGGTTGTCGGCGCGGGACGGGATGTTGCCGTTGATGCCGCGCGTTACGGCAGTCGCGCCGCCGCTGTCGGCAACCAGAAACCGAGCCTGGTTGCCTTTGATTTCCGCCTCAGTAACCACTGTGGAGCGGAGGTACGATTGACCTTGCTCAAAGCCAGCGATTGCCTCTTGGCGGTACTGAATTTGAAATGCGCTATCAGCCATTTCATGTACCTTTCAGGAGTTGATCTTGGGTTTGGGCCGGATCGAGAAAGGGAGGCCTGAGCGCATAGCGGGGCCGCCGGAGCGGGGAAACCGTTCACGTTCAAGAGCTTGTCGATTGGCGTGTTGGGGTAGTGTTTGCTTCCTATGGAGCCGGTTACGGGGAGGCCATTGTCTGCAAATGATCAGCGGGATACACCGCTATTTCTTCGCGCGCTTTTCCTCGCGTTCGAGGAGCGCCGCATATTTCTTATCGTAACCGTCGCGGAAGTAGCGCGCGCGATCGGTCTTGAGGATGTTTTCGATTTCAGCCTTCTCCGAGTTGTGGTTCTTTTCGCTGTCGGGATTGGCGAAGACGGAGTCTCCGAACCGTTCCCGGCCTTGATCAGACGCCCACTTTAGGAACTCAGGATTTGAGCCGAGCAGCCGGCCGGTAGCATCACGCAACCCTGCCCATCCATCGACGCCGAGCGGGCTTTCATTGAGAAAGCGCTTGGCAAGCGTCATGTTGCCCTTGAACTCGCCCTGCCAGTCAAGGCGAAGCGCGTCTTCAGTCTCTTCGCGATGGCCGCTATCGGCTTCCGTCTGTTGCTCCATGGCCGCGGCTTGCTGCTGCACATACCATTCCGAGGCGATCGAGACGACATCCGGACGGGCACCCTTCGCGTGGGCAAATTCGGTGAAATTGGCGAGTACCGGCTTGTCGGCATCGGTGAGATGTTTGGTGACCTCATCCGGCAGCTTGTAGTCTTCCGGCTTGTCCGGAATGCCTTCCTGTTTCTTCCACTCAGCCATCGCCTTGGCGTCGGACTCGTCCGGCTTGCCGCGCTGGAACTTGCCTTGGGCTACGGCTTGCTTGAGATCGTATAGCGCCTTGACAACACCAGAGCGCGAGCCGTAGCGACTGAGAAGCTTCAGGTATTCGTCGTTCTCGCCGGCATCTTCTTCGCGCCAGTTTGCGGTGGCTTTTTCGCCATCAGCCTTCTTGCCAGTGCCGTCCGCAGCCTTGTCGGCGTCCTTGCCCGGCTTGTCGTCCGCCGCGCTCTGTGAGCCCTTATCGGCGGCCTGTGCACCGGTCTCAGTTCCGTCCTTGCCAGCACCGGCCGCAGTGTTGCCATTGGCGGCTTCCGTTGTCGGGGTCGTCTCAGCGCCGGCTTCCGTGGTGCTGTCACCATCGTCCGCCAGCAGTGCCGTTACTGCATCAGCCATTTTCTTTTGCCTCGTTCGATTTCGTCTGTTGCCTCTTCGCTATGCGCCGGCCGACTTCCGCCGATGCGAGCGGGACCAGCGATTGAGCAACCGCCAGCCGTCCAAGATTGAAATCCGTCTCACGGCGCCCATCCTCGCCAGGGACGAATGAGTTTTCACCCACGCCACAGGCCTTCCGCCAGATTAGTTCGATTGCCTTCTGGTGGGCCGGATCGCGCAATAGGGAGCGGATCAGCAAGGCCTCGTCATCGGTCCAGTTGATTGCTAGGCGCTTGATCATGTGGTTACTGCTTCACAAGCGCCGGCATCAGGATCGCCGGAGCACCGCTCATCTGCAGTTGCTGGTCAATGCCGGTTTCCATGTTGGCATCCACGGCCTGCTTGACGACACGGCGGTTATTGCGGCCCTCGATATGGCCGATCGCCCTGCCCGTCATGTAGCCCAGGCAAATCACGATCTGCTCCACGCTCATTGGTGTATGTGTCGTGAACTGCTGGATTGTTTGGTTGAGGGCCTTCATCAGTTGCTTTGAGCCCTGATCAGCTTCAATTCTGTTGTTCATGGTCACACCCACCTCGAATAGCTGATCTGGAACCATGCCCAGCGAGCCCACCATATCGTTTCGCCGTTGGCCTTGGCGCATGCTGTGAGGTTCTTCTTGTGGACGAACCGAGGTTTCAGCCAAAACCCGAAGGGGTTTAGTGACAGGCTGATCCGAACGGCGCGGAGCGGGTAGGGGATAGGATTGCGCATAGTTAGAACTTCCGTTCCGCTTCCATGCGGCGGAGGCATTGCTCCGGAGTTTCATTAGGGCGAAGCCCATAACTGCAACCGGTGCAGCCACCCTTCCAAGAGCCGGAGCGCTCACCAACCTCATCGCTGAAATTGACAGCGATCGTCCGCTGGACATTGGCAAAGACGCCAGTCCACTTCAGCCAGTGTTGCCGCCATTCACGCTCCTCGACATTGACCATCGCGGTGCGCTCTTGGACCTCGCCGGAGCGAAGGACATAGCGATATGGATACTCAGCCCGCCATTCGTTCTCATCGATGAACCGGCGGCGCTCCTCTTGAGCGGCCCAGCGGGCCTCGGAATTGGCAAGCCTTTCGCTGCTAAACTCATGCGACCACGTGCCGTCCTTGAGCAGATTGCTAGAACGAACGCATGTTCCGGACGCCCACGGCATGTCGATGATCTTGGTTCGAGCGCCCCAATTGAAATGCACGGAACGATCGACTACCGAGAAGCCCCACGACAGATGCGGCGCATCCCAGGACTTTGGCTTATGCCGGCGGATTGGCAGTTTGACGAAAATATTGGGCCACCCGAGATGGATATTGAGCCCATAGCGAGAACCCTCGTCACCGTAATGATAGGCGCTCAGCCCAAGGCCGGGACGCCAACTCAGTTCGACATTGCGGCTACGCAGTCCTTCCCGACTGAACTCGAATATCCCGAACCAGCGGTATGCATATGTTGAAATGAACGACATCTGGGACGCCTCTTTCCCGTTGTTAACCTAAGCCTGCCTGCGATATCCCTGCCTGCTGCAGCGCAAGAGCACCCTCACCGATGTTCTTCGCTGTGGTGGCGCCTGCATTGGCAATCGCCGCAGCCTGGACGAGATCGGCCTGTTCCGCGTTCTGCTGGTCGATCTCAGCCTGTGCGTCGTCATCGACAAACCAGTCAGGTTTGCCGCCGGCACCGCGGACGGCGTCTTTCGTGGCCTTCTTGAAGTCGAAACCCTGAACGATGCTCTGATCCTGTGTCGCGCTGACGCCAGCCGCCACGATCTGGACGGATTCCTGAAACGCCGAGACCGTCTGCCGGCCTTCGAGCGTGTTCAGCGGGCCTTCGAACTGGAATGTGAGATCACGCTCCCTCAATGCATCCGGCGGTGGATCGAACGATTTGTTTGCCAGCATGAGATCAAACGTGACCTCAAGCATCTTGAGGTGATATTCGCTCTCGATCGGCCCGAAGAACGGGAGTGCCGCCCTGCGGTATTCGTCAAGCCGGACCTGCGTTTCAAACGCCGTCATCTCGCGGGCATTCGGCAGCATCAGCTTGTTGATGAGGAACGATTCCGCGATCAGATTGCGGATATCCTGCCGCATTTCAACGCCGAACCCGACATTGCCGCCCTCGTTGAGGACTTGCATGACGTCCTGGAGTTTCTCTCCGTTCAGATCCACCATCGTGAAGCCGCCGGCATAGAGATTGATGTCGTTCTTGAAGACGTCGCCGGAGCCGACAGTCGGCGGATCGACGGCCTTTTCCCCCTGTTCGAGGAGGATTCGCGCCATCTCCTGCAGCATCCGTCCATCAGCGAGACAATTGATAGAGGCCGGGGAAAACCCGATCGAGATGTTCGACAGCGAGCGCCACCGCGGCACGATGTAATTGAATACCGGGGTGCCGCCTTGGCCGAGAATTGTATTGTGCTCGCAGGCCACATAGAGCGAGACGATCTTGTTGCGGCCGAACTTGCGCCGCATCGCCTTGTCGTCGTTGTACATGTCCTCGACAGGCATCAGGATATGGCGGAGCTTGAACTGTTTGTCCGGCTCCTTCTCGCAGCAGTTCTTGATTTCCTGCGGGCAGGTTGTCGGCCACCGCTTCTTGATGTTTCGCGCCGACATCATCAGATTGCGTTGGTGGTGGTCGATCTGGCCGTCAGCGTCCATCATCCAGGCATTGTCGCGTGGATGCCATGCCTTGTAGAGCAGCCCGTTGCGGTCCTTGTTTTCCTCGACGGAGACCACTGGGTTGCCAACAGACACCCAGTCGTGATCGGCCTCGATGGTGCAATTCACAAAGTTGGCGCGCGGGCTGTACATCCCCTTGCGCATCTTGTGCTTGGCGCTGTCGAACCAAGCCATGTTCGACGGGTCTTCGTCTGTCTCCTCATCGCCAGTGGAGACCTTGAACCAGTCACCTTGACGAAGGACGGCGTGCGGCATGTTGCCGAGGGTTTCGCGGGCCTGCACCATGAACGAGTCCATGAGGTTGCCCTGGAAATCCTCACCGGGCGAAAGCGTCGTGGTGTAGTCGGCTCGAAGCGGATGGCAGAGCTCGCATATCTCCTGCCGCAGATCGTTCCACGGCTGAAGCTTTGAGAAAAGGCCGTCGCCGATCCGCACAAGTTCCTTGGCTCTGCTGTCCATATCAGCCGAAAATCCTGTGCCAGACGGCCTTTAATCCGCCCACCGGCTTGGGAGCATCATCGACATAGATGATTGCGCGCGGGTCATACGGAGGCCCGGCCATGGCGATGGCCTTCTCGAAAGCCGATCGCTGTGACGCCGGAACGTACATCTTCACAGCGGGCTCATGACTTGCCTGAATAGCCTTCCAACTCACCGTGCCGGTGAGATAGGTCACGCGATACGGCTCCATCAGCTTTGGCCCAGCAAACTATTCTTGTATGCATTCCCGCCGCCGCCATTGTAGTTCTGGCTCGGGCGGGTGAGGATCGTGC